AGCGCGGATTTCGTCGCGGTGTTCGGGACAGCCCCATTTGTAGCCCTTGTGGGCTTGCGTGCTGTATCGGCCCGGAAGGCGCGTGGCCCAGGTTGTGAATGCGTGGCATATGTGGCAGGCATGGCTCATTCCTTTAATGCAGCAGCGGCTTCGTTTGCAGCGTTCTGTATCCACTCGTTTGGGTCGCGCCCTGTGTGGTCATCATAGGGCCTTGTTTCGTCGTTCCAACAATCTGTGTGGTGATAGGCTTTTCCGGCACAGGCCACTGCACCTAAGATTTTATCTATGGCCGCGTTGCCCGTCGCCTCAAATCCAATATAGTACCCGTCTAATCTGCGATTGTTCATGGCTTAGGCTCCTGTTCTTTGTGTTCGTCGGCAGTCATGCGCAAAGAACGTTGCAATTCCTTGTTGCTGGCCCAGCGTTCAACAGCCTCCGCGCGGCGTTGCTTGGCGGTAGACATGAAGTGGGTTTGCTCGTCTCGGCTTAACGGCGGATTGCTCATGGCTCAGGCTCCTTTAAAATGTATGCGTAAAATTCCCAATTAGGCCCATCAAGGTAGGGGCGCTTGGATACCAACACGCAGCAAACCGTCCGCATCCACAACCATTGGCCCGACTGCGTTTTCACAGGATACCACGCAAACCATTGAAACGGACGGCCTGCGAAGTATCCAAAACAATATGACCTAAACCTAACCATCAGACGCCTCCCCCGTCAGATAATCAGACAGCGCCTTGAGGACGGCATATGTTGGGTTGGCGTTCCTGCCGCTGCGGATTGCTGAGACGGTCCCGCGTGACAATCCAGTCTGTGCCGCGACGAAGCCGGGAAGCCGGTCGCGCAGGCCCTCTTTGACTTTAGGCAGTGTTAACATTTCGCACCTCTGTTTAAACTGTTGCACGTTATGCCTATTGACTTGCGCGCGGCTTGTCAATAGATTGGTCGTGCGGCGGGTGGAAAACTGGCCGCGACACAACAGGGAATGGAGCAAAGCAATGATTGACACGCCAAACGGAATGCCAATAAACGCGGCGATTGAGGCGCTCGTGAAAGCGCAGCAAGAAATGGGCGCGGTCCTCAAGAACGCAAAGAATCCGCACCTCAAAAGCAAATATGCAGACCTTGGGTCAGTCATTGACGCGACGTTTCCAGCGCTCCACGCCAACGGGTTTGCGGTAATGCAGCCCGCCGGGATGGACGATATGGGCCAGTTTGTCGAGACGCATTTTTGCCATATCAGCGGCAAGACATTCAGCAGCCGCATCTATCTTGTCATCGGCAAGAACGATATGCAGGGCGTTGGCTCGGCTCATACTTACGCGCGCCGCTATGGCCTGCTGGCAATGGCCGGGGTTGCTCCGGAAGACGACGACGGCGAGGCGACAAAGGCACCAAAGCGCCAAGATGCGCCGCCGCCATTTAACGCCGCCGCCTGCGAAACTCGCTTGCGCCATGAGATGGCAAAGCTGAAGACCAAACAGGCGCGGGCAACGTTTTGGGAAAACGAAAAGCCAGCCTTTGGCGCAATCAAGGATGCCGACCCCGCCGCCTATGCCACGCTGCGCGAGGATTTGGGCGCGCTTGTCCTTGAGGACGCAGGCGAATGACAACCCGAACAATCCGCACCGAAAGCCATCTTGCCGATTGGGTCGCGTATCTTGAGGCTAGGAAGTTACCTTTGACGGTAACGGCTATCAAAGGCGAGGCCCGGACCCAGCAACAAAACCGCACGCTTCACATGTGGTTTCGGGAAATCTCGCAGGAGATTGGCGACGAGGCGTCCGAGGTCAAAGGCTTCTGCAAGGGGCGCTTTGGCTTGCCCATTGTGCGGCGCGACAATCCCAAGTGGCTCAAGAAGTATGCGCCGATGTACGTCCCGCTTAGCCATGAATTGCGGATTGGGTTTTTTGCTATTGTGCCCATGACGCGAGACTTTAAACTACCGCAGATGATGGAGATTATGGACGAGGTGCAGCGCTACTATCTACAGCAGGGCATTCGGCTGACCGACCCGGACCCAATGGCAAAGCAATGAAACGAACGAAACAAAGGAGTGAAGACATGGAAAAGTTTTTGATAGCGACCGGAGTAATAGCTTTTGCCTGCGCAGTTATGGCTGGGGTTTGGTGGCTGTTCTACTGGCTTTGGAACAGCATAGCCGCTGACATATTCGGAGCGCCGGAGCTAACATTCTGGCAGTCAGTTGGGTTGTTGATTTTAGTGGGTCTTTTGACTAGCGGTTTGCGCGCCGTCACAAACTCGAAATAAAGCCCCCTTGAAGCGCTCACCCCTGCCCGCGCAAAGCAAGAAGCGCAAGAAATACCGGGCGAGCAACGTTTGGCGCGATGCCCTGGCCTACATGGGCGCGGTCAAGCAACTGGCGTGCGTCATTTGCGGGCAAGGGCCATGCGAAGCGCACCATTGGCACCACGACCGGTATTCGTCACGCAAGACCTCAGACTTTGAAGTCATACCGCTTTGCGTCTGGTGCCACAAAGAAGGACCGCAAAGCGTCCACAAGGACAAAGCTGGATGGAAGGAACGCCACGGCCCCGACCACAGCTATACAGAGCCAACCCGCCGCAATGTCGCGGCACTACTAGGAGATACCAATGGGACAAGTTGAGCAGGCACACAGCGCAACGGGCGCGGAAGTCCGGCAGTTTATTGAGCGCTACGAGCGCCTAGAGCAGGAAAAGAAAGGCATTGCCGATGGGCAAAAGGAAGTCATGGCCGAAGCAAAGGGCCGGGGATATGACCCGAAGGCATTGCGCGCGCTGGTCAAGATCCGGGCAACCGACCCGAGCGACCTGAGCGAGCAAGAGGCTATCTTGGAACTGTATAAATCAGCATTGGGAATGACATAATGAAAACGCTAACCATCGCCGGGAACATCGGCAAAGACGCAGTGACACGAACAACTCAGGGCGGCGATAGCGTCACCGGCTGGACCGTCGCTGTTACCGAACGGGCCAAGGGCGAGGAAAAGACGCTTTGGTTTGATTGCTCAATGTGGGGCAAGCGCGGCGAGGCGCTGGCGCAATACCTCACGAAGGGCAGCAAGGTCACGGTTGCAGGCGACTTCGGCACGCGCGAGCATGATAGCAAAACGTACCTCACATTGCGCGTCAATGACCTGACATTGCAGGGCGGCAAGCCTGGCGATTCCGGCGGGGACAATGGCAGCAGCAATGCGCAACGCAGCGACGGTTATGGCGCAGGCGGTCGCGGTAGCGCTGACGAGGACTCGATTCCCTTTTAGACAAAAAAACGCCCCCGGCAACGCTTGTTAACCGGGGGCGAGTTATACCAACAGGGAGGTGTTGTGGGTCGAGCAGATCAGACCGTACCCAACCCTAGACGCTATTGCCTGCGAACGTCAATGGGTAAAAATCAACCACTGGGGCGCTCTAAATCAGAACGTGCTGACTTGATGTCACCCACAAACGTCAATTCAGCGCCGCGCTCGCCATTGGCGTTCTTCAAGTCGAGACGCTCAATAAAGTGCCCCTCTGTCGCCATCGCTGCGCAGATTGCAGTCACGAGGCTTGACATGCCGTCAAAGCCGCATTCGGCGTTTTCAATCTTAATCCGCATCTGTTTGCCCTTGTCTGCGAGCGTCAAGCGCCTTGCGCATATCCTCCGGCAAAAAGTCCCGCATAGTCACGCCGCCGCCGGTTGCTAATTCCAAGCGCGCGGCGACGTCAAGGCTCGTAATCTGGCGATAGCCACTTAGCATTTGGCTGTAAAAAGGCCCGCTAAACCCGGCATGTTGGCAGAACGCCTTTTGCGAGTCGAAGTTTGCGGCAACGTATGCGCGGAGCTTGACCACGCCGGGAAGGTCGGGGGCGGGTGTCATGGGGTAGGTTCCCCTAGCGCGGGGGCGGCGGGCATAACCACCAATCTGGAAATAAAGTCATATTCCGATTTAACTTTTTGATACTCCCCCTTTGTGACGATGCGATATCCCAGATCTCTATACTGCTCTGCTTTCTTGGATCGGCCATGAATAACGACGTGCTTTTGACCAAGGCGCTTCTTAACGAAGTCATCGTATGGCATCAGGGCCGACCCTAGCCCCGCCGTCTGGCTGTCTCCGAAAAGACCGTCGCCGCCCAACTCAAGCGCCCCCACTTCGTTAAGATCCTCTATAACGCCGCTTGGAATCGGCCCCCCGTCGCAGGTCTGCCAGACGCGGTGGCCCGCCTCGGTAATATGCTGCATTAGCCTTTCCCCGGAGTTTAATCGAAGGATAGCGGCCTCTAGGGCGCTGCGTTGGTATGCGGTCATCATGGCTTTAGTTTCCTTCTGGTGAGTTTATCTATGCGCTACACTAGGCCACGGTTAGCGGACGCGCAAGTATTTTACGCAATGGCGCATTTAGCGCTTGCGCAAGGTCCAAACTGTGATAGGTAGGGGATAGAAACGCAAACGAAGGAACCGAGGATATGACACAAGACTTGACGCCAATTATCGCAGTAAACCCTAACAGCTACGGATTGTTTGAGGGTGAGCCAAACGACAGAGAACGCCATACGCTCAAAGTTGAATTTATCCTCGACATGGTGCCGGGTGCATTTCATCAACCAGACGATATAATTAACTGGATTATGCAAAACCCTTACGTTACCGGCGCAACCTTCACTCCAGATTGATTCAAGCAAATCAGGAAAATGGCTGGAATCAAGTCGCAAAGCCAGCAGGGAAGTAATCACATGAGCTTAGCCGACGACAACCGGGCGATGCAGTATCACAAGGACAACGGCACCCTAGCCGAGTTTATGGCGGGCACCCTCACGCTTGAGGAATGCCAGGTGCCGCCCGATCCGATGCCCCACGACCGCAGCGTCACGATGGATGCGGGAACAACGCCCGTAATTGCGTGGCTTGCCGCTAGGGGTGATTGATATGACCAACACAACCGAGGGACCGAAAATATGACCGACATCGCAATCAAAGACATTCCCGCCGCGCTGGTGAATATTCACGCCAAGCTAGTTAAGAAGCTGGGCGCGCAGCCCGCTTATGACCCAGCCTTGCGGTGCAACCATCAAGGCACCTGGTCCGTGATTCTTTACGGCGCACAAGGCAGGTGCATCAAAATCGTCACTGATCGGGATGCGTCATCTGCAATCAATCAAGCGCTAGACTTTATCGCATCAATGGTCAGCGATGACGAACCGCAAAAACTTGACTGGCAGGCGCGACTTGCAAGCCTCATTAGCGAAGGCCACGACCTCAACCTGCCCGACACTGTGCTTGCACCGCTGCGCGCGTCGTCACAAATCATGACTGAAAATCTTATTGGAGTGGCAAAATGATCGACCAGCACCACCACCGCCCCCCGCACCCGATTGACCACGACACACACAACCGCGCCTCAGATGCGCACTACGCCAGCAAGCGCCGCGGCCTTATCCGCGAATACCTTGGCGAAATGGCCGGCGGGATTGTCGTCATCGCAATCATTGTTGTCGTGCTAGTGGTGACGCCATGAGCTGCATTCAAGCAACCCAACCCATGACTGATTTACCCAAAACGATATGGGCGCGCGTAAAGCCTACGGCTGTCCTCTATGGATCCAACCGTGAAGTCGGAGAGTTGCGGGAATGGTGTGAAGGATATGCAACGCCGGAAATTGCGGAGACTTGCGGGGCGAAAGAGTTCATCCGCACTGACGTACACGCCACGGCCAAGGCGCGGATCGCTGAGCTTGAGGCGGCGCTACAGTGGGTTAAAGACGACGCTAAGAAATCAAACGACTATCCAATGTTTTACAGGGTGGACGCAGCCCTAAAGGTGAAGCCATGACCGATGCACCTGAAACGATATGGGCCAATAAGGAATTTGGCTGCGACGACTGGGACGCAGGGACGTTTTGCACGGTAGACGATGGCAGCACCTCATACACCCGCACCGACCATTCCCAAGCCCTGATAGCTGCGGCCTATGAGGCGGCGGGCAAATACCTTAATGAGCAGTCGAAGCTATACCCCGACAATGTTGCGTGGGCCGTCCGAGACGATGGGGCGGAAATTTTAGGGTTCGCCCCAGACGATGCAAATGCCGCGCTTGATAGGCTGATAGCCGATGCAGAGCGCCGAGGCATGGAGCGGGCGGCTGAGCTTGTAGAGCCAAAAACCCCCAGAAGCGACTGGACCGAATATGCGCGAATTAGCGCGGTGAAGGCCCGCCTCATTCGCGCGGCAATGGAGGACAAGCCATGAATATCCCCGGATACGACGCATGGAAATTGGCAGGACCACCTGAAGCCCCAGAGCCGTGCGTGTGCGGTTATGGCTATTGCACTTGCGACGAAGACGAAGCGAACGAAAGGGGCGATTACCTTTACGAACAAGCCCGGGACCGCAGAATGGAGGACAAGAAGCCATGAATATCCAAGCATCAATCCTAGCTGGCGCGTTTGCGCTATCGGGGTGCATGTCAGCCGCCCCGCAAGTGTCGCGCGGAGATACAAACGGCGGCAGCGTTGTGGAAGTCCGGCAGGAGATTGGCGAACTGATATTCTCGGATGAAGTGCTTTGCCTAAGTGCTGGGGTTTACTCGGCGCACACAATGCTCGTTTTGCTGGGGCCGGATCGCGTCAAGACAAAGCCGTATACTGTCTGGGGCTTCCACGGTGCTGAAAACGCCAATACTGGGCAATGGGCTGAGCGTGGCACTAGAGAACTTGCGGCAACGTATCCACCACCTCTTGCCCGTTGGTTCTGGGCAAACGCGGCGCACCTTCACGGCGATGATTTTGCCCGCGTTAATGGCGCGTGGATGATTGCCAACGGCTTTGCAGGGGAGTGTTGAAATGTGGCTAGGATATGCAATTCCCGCCGCGCTAATTTTCTGGACGCTCCTTGCTGTTTGGGCATTGGGCTAACGCAGCGACAAAAAACCATCACCTAATGACAAGGATCAAAACCATGCCCCTGCAAAAACGGACTGCAATAGTCTACCACACCTGCGCTATGTCATCGCAAGAGCGCGTGCCGCACCCCGTTTCGCTGGCCTGCGTTGAGCCTTGGATGACGCCAGACGCCAAGCCCCCGCAGACACTACATGAGCGCGTGCTAGGCGGGTTAAACGACGTGCCCCGCACCGCCAGGACCATTGCAGGCAATCTGGGCTTAGACGCGCGCGCAGTGAGTAATCTGCTAAGCGAGCTTTGCCGCAGGGGCGAGTGCATCAAAGGCAAACCGCAAAGCAACCGCGCGCATCTTTATCGCCGCGCAAATATGGAGAATTGAGAATATGGGAATTAGATCAGCAGATTTAGTAAAACCCTTCGCTTGGGGGTTTGCGATTGAAGAGATAGAGATTGGGCCGTATATTGTTCGCGCCTACCACCCGCGCAAGGAAATTGACGGCGGCACAATGTCCGATAATGACCTAAGCAAAATTCATTATCACGGCTACATTGACGGCAAGGATTGCAACGAAAGCTGGCTCACCTTAGACGCAGCTTTGGTAGGCTTGATTGTCCGCCGAAACCTTGGCGCGAATTACCGCCAAATAAACGAACATTTCATGGCAGGATTGAGCGCCTTGAGGTCAGACACGTAAATTTCACAGCAACAACTCAACCTCTTTAAACCGCCCGCGCTTGGCCGTATCAAACGAGGCCCCGTATATCCCGCTAGTGTCCACGTAACTCATTACCTCTTCGTGCTGAGTCGTGGACACTATTGACGGAAACTGTCGCCAGTGCATTCCTGCGAACGTGTCAGATTTTGAGCTGTGAAGGTGGCCCGTGTAAAAATAGTGAAAATCGCTTATTCCATACAGCGCGCGGAAAGTGTGCTTGATATTCTCAGCCATCTTTTCAGGCTTAACCCCGTGCCCATGATGCGAACAAATAAACAGCCGCCCGCGCTGGAAAATGCCATAGTGACTTTCCTGGCCGTTAATCGTCACGCGCGGATTGTTGGCGTATCTCTGCCCTAGCGCAATCAGAACAGGCTGGGGAATGTTGGGGTCGTGGTTGCCGGGGTTTGATTCATAGATAACTTCGGCGTGAGTTGTCAGCGCCATTTCGATTTGCCAAATTGCGACCTCTATCCCAAGCAACAGGTTTTCGCCGTGACTGCCTTCGACTTTCAGTTTGTGCAAGCTCCGCACTGTCACGTCTCGGTCGTCGTTAGCGTGGAGCCGGTCGCCGTTGTCTAGAATGAGTGCTGTGTCTGCTGGGGATAGACTGCCGTGCAACTCGCCGAAGCCCTCTTTGACGCGCTTCACCGCTATCTCTCGGTTGTAAGCTCGGTGCCCCTTGCCCTCGGATATAACCGCGCCAAGGTGAAAATCTGAGTTGGCGAATAAGTTAACGATATTTTCGCGGGGCCGGTTGCCGAGGATGATTTCGGGGATAGCTAGAACGCCATCAAGCAACTTCACGATGCGCTCAGCAACGGCTTCAGGCGCGGCGGGTTCGGGTGCTAGTTGTAGCGAATAGGATATGTCGCCCGCTGGTGTGGTCTTAAGCCAAGCCGTCTTTGGGACCATGCCCGTTCCCAAGGCTTTCATCGCCGCTTGAATGGCCGGATCTTGGCCCAATATCTTTGACGCGCGGGTCACGCGAGAATTGAGGGTTTCGCGGGCTAGACCTAACGCCTTTGCGGCTTTGGTGACTGTGCCGTGCGTTTCTACGGCATCAACGGCTTCTTGTGCAAGCTCAGGGGATAGGGGTGGCGTCGGCATTTGAGAGTTCTCCAGCAAGGGCCATGTAGCCCGCACCGTCGACGTAGCTGTCGTGGTGTGGTCCATTCACTAGTCGTGCAATCTTCAGCCAAGCCATGCAAAGCGCAACCTGCTCAGAAGAAACATTCGCGCCGAGAATGACTTGCCAGCCCGTCGCTATGCGCTGGAAGTTTTCAGATGGGGGGCCGTATGACGCCGCGCGGGGGCCGCAAACTAGGCTTGTCGCCTCGGCTAGGATTTCGGCGCGGTCGGGGGCGGCGCTCAAGTCAGCTCGCCTTGCGGTGCGATTTCGCGGCAAGCCGTGTTGGTCCTAGCGACTGGCACGCCCTTCGCAAGAAACGCATCAAGCGCCTCCTGCGCGCGCGGCTGCAACTGCGCTTCGCAATCGGCGAGTGATTCATATGAATTTTGGCTTTGGAAGGATGCGGGGTCAGCAACGCCAACCAGCCAGACGAACAAAATCATTTCAAACATCGTTATTCTCCCTTATTGCACCGCGTCAAATGTTGAGACCACGTTACGCGCTGCGGCAATAACGGGGCCTGGAGCGCCATTGGTGGCGACTGCTTCGGCAAGTTGGACGATGGGGCCGCGCAGTGCGTCACTTACGCCCTCGCCGCTCTGCGAAGTCCCGCAGGACGCCAAGGTCATTGTCAACATCGCCAGTGCTAAGGTCCGCTTCATCGGCCTGTTTCCTTGTGTTTTGATAATCCTTTAGCGCGTCTGTGGCGGCGTCTATGCGGCCCTCACGCTTTCCAGCGACCCACGTGACCACCAGCAGCATGACAAAGGCCCCGGCGGCGTTCAGCGCGCGGCCTAGACGTGTGGTGAGAAGCCATGTCATCGGTCGCCCCTCGCCCACCGCTTGAGACGCTCCTTAGCCATCCATGCCAAGCCTGCAATCGCCAAGACCGCGCACGCGATAACGATAATCTGAGCCGTGCCGTCTAGCTGCGACACTGCCGTGCCAGCGCTTGCGACAACGGACAACGCAACGCCGGAGCCTGCTTGCAGCGTGGTTGATTGTGCGGGGGATGTGCGAGGGGCTGATACCGTCCGCGCAAACCACGACCGCACGTCAAAGCATGGGCAAGCCTTGTTGGCGTATTCGTGATGCCCCGACAATTTCAGGTTTGGACCGTGTTCGGCTTGCAGACGTGAGACCAGCCGTCGCAGCGCCTCGCCCTGCTCTACGGTAAAGTTGTCCTCAAACGAGCCGTCTTTTTCGCCACCGTGACCGCCAAACAAGCTAATGCCGATGGTGCCCGTGTTGTGGCCTTTGACGTGTGCGCCTGTGCGCTCGACCGGTCGGCCCTCTTTCACAGTGCCGTCGCGGTCAATCAGGAAGTGGTATCCGATATCTGACCAGCCCCGCCCTTCAACATGCCACTTGCGCACCTCGGCAACCTTTTGCGCCGTGGTTTTGTCGGCCCACCAGTCCGCGCGGGTCGCAGTGCAGTGAATAATGATTTCGCTAATAGGTCTCACGTCATGCTCCTATCTGATAATCTCGGGCAGGTTCTTCCAAAGAACCCCGGCAAGTATCACGATTACACCGCCCAGGGCCGAAATGCCAGAAACAAGGTAGCGGCGTTCTTTCGCTACGTTTGCCGCAACGATCGAAGCAATGCTGGCCTCCATTTTCTTGAACTCAAGTTCAAGTTTGGCTAGGTCGGATTCTGCTGCTTGAAGCCGCCATGCTGTTTCGCCGCTTGGGGGTGGTGACATAACTGGCCTCACTTAGGTAATCGTTGAATAGCATAGGCGAGGCACAAGCAAAACGCTAGTGCAATGAAACCGGCAAGATATCCGTTGTGCAATTCCAGCGTGGATATCCAGCCGTTGAATCCGACTTCCTCAAACGAGGCCGCAATGGCAACAGGACCGAGCGCTACGAATGCCGTGTCTTCGATTGAGTCGCGCCCCTTCCAGCCTTGCGTCCACCATTCTATGACGACCGCATAGGCCGCGATTTGCAGCATGGCGACGGGCCACCGCAAAGGCATTTCGCCGAATATAGCGGACCATCCAATGCAGATTGCCGCGAAGACAGCCGCCGATGCAGTGCAGTGCGACCATTGATTCATAAAGCCGCCGTAGGGGTCATTCTCAAACTTTGACGGCGTGTTAAGTATCGCCCAGATTGCCCATAAAGCGTTCACGGCGTCAAATCCTCAACGCGGGGCTGTTCGGGTGACATGAGTAAACCCCGTTAACCGTTTTGCTTTCCCTAGCCTCGACCACGAGCGCTTCGCAGGCGTCTGCGAGGGCAGGGTTAGCGCACGTGATGTTGACGTGATAGCCGGGCACAACAACGCCGGGGGTGGCGACTTCGCCGTCTGCGTTGCGGATAGGCTCAGTTCGCCAGATAGCGCCAACCGGATGCACGTTTGTGAGGCTTGCGTCTGAGGTCCACGCCTTTGCAGCGTTCATGTCCACATAGACGCCCGCGTCTTTCGCAGCCTGAACAAGTGCAGGGTCGTCGGTCATGGTCGCAAACGTCTCCCCAGCGGCTTCGTCAGGCGCAACAAGGAAGCCCATAGCAAGGGCTGCGGCTTCGTCTGCGACACTCCAGTGCGGGGTGTATATAACGAACCTCCAAGCCAATAGCGCTGCGTCCATTGCGGGTTTGTCTGTCGCAGTGAGGTATAGTTTAAACATGCTCATGATCCACTAATAACGGCAAGCTGTGCGTTTGACCAGCCGGGGGATGCAACGGGGCTGGCGTAGGGGCCGATTGAGAAATGGCTGACGCGGATGGGGCGGGTGACGCCGTTTAGGTCGCCAAGGCGGACTGTCGTAAGTGTCGGCACAGATCCACTAGTGTCTGCAACCGCCGCCGAACCGCTGTACGAAGCCGCAAAATCATTAGCAGAATATCTTGCAGCCGCTTTGAACGAAATTCCTGAAGCAATGGCAGTGGAGCTAAGCACAGCCTGCGCTGTATCAGATGTTATGGCGTAGCGATTTACATACACGCCCGAAGCCTCGGCGGCAAAAATGCTTACGCGATCAAAATTATCCCCATCGTCAATCTGTATAAGCCTAGGGAACCCACTCCCGCCCGCCTCATAATCACAAGACCCCTCAAACACGAGCGACCCGCTGCCTTGAATAAAGCCGGGGATGCTGTCCGCGATAACGCACGACGCCTCGTCTTTGGCCCGTGCTTCTGCCGCGCCGTATGTGGGGATGACCGAGGTGGCGACGTGGTACTCCTCCATCTGCGGCATGTAGATGCGGAGGGTTATATCGATAGCGCCGGAGGACCAAGCAAACGATACAGCGGGCCTGACATAAGCGGTGGTGGCAGAGACTAATGTTTGAACGGTCGAATGCCTTTGATAAGTGGCCGACGGCGTGATTGCGTCGCCAAGGAGTGCAACCAGAAACGCGGAGGCCGAACTGTACTCGTAAGAAGCTAACTTTATGTTGTCAATGTTTGTTTCGTCTCCAGCAATGAGTTTAATTCCCATAGATTTTGCCCAAACTTCATTTTGAAGAGCAGCAATTTGACTGTTGGTGTCAGAAAACAAAGCAAAATTTCCGAATGGAGTGCCGTCAAACTGTAAGTCTATATAGCTTTCGCCGTTCTCCACACCAAAACCAGCGACGGTTATGCCAGCTGTCGGGAACCCAGTGGTTGCCCAATTGTTCGGCAAAGACCCCGCGCCAGAAACAACACCAACCGCAGCCCCCTGCATCGTGTTGTTGCGGAGGCTGTTCACGCCCGCAGGCTCGCCAAGTGTTTGGCCGTCCACGGGCAGGCGGGAGTAATCCCGGCGCAGAGCGTAGCCAGCAGCCCCACTGGTGGGGAGATAGTCGGTGCCGTCTTTGCTGTTAAGCTGCATTCCGCCGAGGTCGGAGCGGTAAGACCATGCCTTTGTAATAAAAACAGTCTCGCCCGCTGTGTTGGTGTTCGGACCAAATCTAGGGCCGTTGTTAATGGCCCCGCCAGTTGCTAAGGTGGCGGAAACTTCTAGCCTATACGCGCTGCCGCCAAGCGCTGTGTTGACAATAACCACGTCGCTCACGTTCGTGGTCGTAATAGCCGCACCCTCTCCCACATCACCGACTACTCGCAAATCTATTGTTCCGGGGGAAGTGTCTGCAAGCCGAAAGAGGATTTTGCCCGACGTGCCTGCCGCGTACTCAAAGACCCACGTATACCGTCCTAAGTCTTCAAAACCGTCTGCTGCAGATTGGGCGGCGTCTGCTGATGCACCACCGGATGTAACCTCCAAACCACTTGCGGTATCTGCAATAGTGGAGCCTCCGCTAGTGGACCACGCCGCTACTGTCGGTATGCTGTCGTGTTGGAGATTATGCAGCCCCCACTTCAGCACCCCATCCTTGTCAATCGTGGTAGCAAGGCCAAGCGCCACGCTGGTCATTAGCTCAGACAGATTGTCCGAAACCTCCGGCCCGCTCGTCAGGTATTTGTTCTTTGGCGTGTCGAGGACGAAATACGGGCGCACCCCAAATTGCGCAAACGCAGCCGTGCCCGCAAGGATGTTGCGAACCGACAAGCTAAGGCCGAGCGATAAACTCATCATGCCTTGACCTCCGTTATGGATAGGCTCGTTTTAAGAACGCCGCCGCCTATTCGTGCGCCGCTCGTTCCATTGATTGTGACAGTCGTTGATGTTGTAGGCCCAACGCGGATCTTAAAAGTCGTCTCTGACGTTGTTCCCGCCGCAATTTCAAAATCAAAGGCCATGCTTTTAAGCGCGGCATTTTGTGGGTTGTAGTCCCAGATCTGGGCCAGCGCGTTGGCTGTAGAGTCTTGGAAAAGTGCTAGAGAAACCCGCGCAGCACCGCTGGTGGAGTACTGAACGCTTCCAGCTATGCGCAAGCGATTGCCTGAAGCCGTGGGCGTGATTGCCGCCGTTATGACCTCGAAACCTTCCGAGTTCTGGGATATAGTGTCGTCAAGGGGAGACTGCGTTGTCCCTGTGCTGGCTGTGGCTGTTTCTGCATAGACCGTTTGCACGACCCCGTGCGCGTCAACATAGGCTTTTGTAGATTGCTGCGATGGAACAGACAGCGGGTCGTTAGACGCCATGTTGTCTTCGTCCAAAACCTCCGCAACGGGCGTTGTGTGCCAGTTTGTCCCGTCACAAAACACGCGCGCCCAGCCGTTAACAACTAAAGTTGCCGCGCCGTCTATTGTTTCGCTGCCCGCTGGGTCAATCGTGACTACAACTCCGCCAACAGATTTTGCATAGAACGTAAACCCGTCTCCGAGCGTAGCTGCCTCAGTCAGCGCCAGCGTTAGCGCGTTGGTGCATCGGATTAACTTTGTCTTATCCGCCGCGACAACGGTATAGCCCGCCGTTTTGGTTATAACCTCGAAATTCACCGATGCGTTCGCGTCAACTCGCTCAATCGCAGATTGCACGTTATCCTCGGGGATAGAAGTCGTCGGCGCAAACGTAATGCTTGACGCACCCGTAGCGTCACCCGTGACCCGTCGCACGGGGTCAATCGTGTAAAGCGTTGCGTCCGCCGCGTCGTCAACGCGAACCTTCGCCGCCGTTGCCGCGCCGTAATAGACTGCCGCGAACACGCCCCCGCTATCCGCAACCAATGGCGTTGGATGGGCGACTGACAGTGCGTCGTCAGAATATACCGTCAGGGGCGTTGTGGTTCCCGTGGCGAAGAAATACGCCTTAGCCCCTGATACGGGGTCGCCCGATGAATCAAAAGCGCGGAGGCGGTTAATGTCTAGCTGGTCGGCCATGTTGTTACTGCCTCAATACGTTTGGCCCGGAGGCCGTGGGCGCTCCAAGCGCGTTGAATCTGGTCGGGCCGTCCTCGCCTCTAGCTTGCTGAGAAACAATGCTTCGCACAGCGCCCTCAATAGAACGCCGCACTGGGTTTGTTGATTGTTGTAGCAGGTTGCCCAGCATGACTTGGGGATCTGAGGACATGAGTGCTTCTGCAATTAGCTTGCGCGTTTCTTGCGAGACTCCGGTGGCAGCGGGAACCACTGACCTTGCGCCACGCATCAAGGCATTGCCCGCTTGAAAGTTTAACAGCTCGCGCGCGGCTTCAAGGAATTGGCTTTGCGTTTGCCCCGCAAGCTCCTCCATTGCCGCAAGGTTTTGAGCTGTTGAACTGTTGCCCATTCCGGCATTGAAGTTTTCAAACATTTCGGTTTCACGGCTCAGCTTTTCGCGCAAAAGCGACGGGTCGTTTGCCATCTCGTTAGCCAGTTCGCGGTCTCTAATTGACCCCGTGACTTCGCTTGTTACGTCGCCAAACGCGCCCTTTCGGCCCTCAATCGGCTTCATTATGGAATCGCCATAGCCTGCGCGCGCGCCAGATTGGGCGTCAGGGGCAAGCGCGCGGAATTCGTCAATTGAATCAGCCGCCCGCTGCGTTCTAAAGCCCTGCCCTAGCTCAACCGCATCAATGCGCGCGGATGCCGCCCGGAAACTGTCATTCGCCACGCGGTATCCGTCCGAAGCGCCCTCAAGCGCCAGGTCAAGCTGCCTGTAAACCGAAGACATTTGAGGCGGGACAGACACGCCGCTGCGCTTCATAATCTGCATCTGGCTGTATAGGTCAGACTTAACCTGCAAGACCTCATTAAAGTCTATAAGCTGTTCTCCACCAGCCTGCATTTGCGAGCGCAAGCCCGCCAGCCGCTGCCCAATGCGAGACCGAACCAAGTCAGTTTGAGTGTCAAGCAATGGGTTAATGCCTAGAAGGTCGTCAATTACATCAATGGCCGGAGATAAATTCACCGCGCCCGAAATGTCCCTCGCAGCTGCATAGAGTGTATCGGCTTCAACCCGCCGCGCGTCGGACAGATCGCCGCGAAGCTGCCGCGCCGTTGCCGTGTCTGATGGCATATATGCTTCGGAAGCGATTTCCGCCACGCGGTCCCGTTGGTTAAATTGACGGTCTGCGAGGAAGTCGCGCAGTTCGTCCGCTGACTCGCCGCCTGCGCGCGCCAATCCGCGCACCTTGTCTTGGCCCGGAGTGCCCAGGGCGTCCATCATCCGGTATCCTGTCTGACCTGCCGCCGCAGCCGCATCAATCTCAGACTGCACGTCGGCAATGCTACGCCCCGACCGCCGGATTGTGTCGTCTAAGACCTCGCCAGCGCGGCGTCTGCTTGCGGTCCCTGTTGCCGCTCGGACCATGCCGCTAATCGCGTTTCGAGGCACATTGACTGCGGCCTTAACGCCTGCAATAGCATAAGGCGCGGCAACGCCGACCCCCGCCCCAATGGCACTATCTGTCACCGCACTGCCAAGCCTGTCATTGAGGTTTTCGCCTCGCCCCAAACCATATGTCGCGCCCTCAGCCGCCCCGATAGCGCCACCACGCAGCGCCGCCTGCCCAAGCGTTGAAGCGCCGAAGGTCAAAGGCGCAGACGCACCCGCTGCAGCGATTCCGCCGCCTATTTCCCCCGCGAGATATGCGCCGCCGTGCTGGTCCCGCGCAGTCTCATTCATTGCCCGCGCACGTTCTCGCCCAAATATGTAGCGTTCTTCACTTGTGCCGCCGCTTTGCGACATGGCGTCAACACGGCCCTGAATTTCGTCACCAAAGTTAAACGACAAGCCCTGAGTGCCGCCACGCCTGAACGCTTGCCCCGCTGTCATTGGGTCAACATTGCCCGCAATCAAACTGCGCTCGGTCATTTGGCCGGTATACGGGTTTGGAATCATGCCCTCGGGTGGCGTGCCGTATGTGCCATCGGGGTTGCGCGCGGACGCGCCTGTATCCTGCGCGGGTTGCCCTTGCGCAGACTGTTGCCGCGCCTGCTCAGCCATAAGGGCTTGAAGCATTGCGTTAATTTTTTCTGCTTCGGTCATGGCCGCACGCCTTGCTCAATCCGCTTGCGAAGGATTGTCACCTGTTGTTCAATAGGCATTGACGAAAACGTAACAATGTCAAAGTTTGGCGACTGCATAAGGCTGTTTAGTCCAGCGCTCATTTGATCCTCCGTCAGGGGCGGCGCAGCGGGCGGCTCTCCGAGGCCCGCCGCCGGCGGAGGCGTGCCGGACGGGCTGGGTTCTGGATTTCCTTCTTGCCCGTAAAACTCGTTAATCGCATAAATCAATGGATTGGGGATTTCGGCGTTAACATCGCCGCGCAAGGTAGCTCCAAGAACTTCTTGATAACCGTCGCGCATGGCCCGCTTAAATTGGATAGTCTCGAGCGTATCGCCAACTTGTGCAAAATACATTCCCTTGATGCGGGTGTATTCTTCCGGTGTTGCCGCTGCACCCGTGGCGAGACGCAGAGCGCCTTCAGCCCAAGCGCCGCCTGCGGATTCATACATCTGCCCCTCAGTGCTTCGCAGCCAGTTACCGCCCAAAACACCAGACGCGAAACGGTCTTGAACATTAGACGGGTCGAACCCTTCTGCTTCGATCCGATTGATAGCGGGCGCTGTTTGGGATTGCATGTTGTTAAACATGAAAATCCGCCGTTCGCTTTCTGTCATGTCATAGTCAGCGCCCCCCGAATTGGGATCCAGAAGGCCCGCATCAATGTCCGCTTGGCGCTTGCCGTCCGGCGATTGCGGAGCAGGCCCTGACGCCAGATCACGCGACCTAATCATGGCGTCATAGGTGTCCTTCCCTTGCGCCATTAGGTTCTGCATCCCTGCGACATCCGCCACAGGGGGGAGGCCAAATTCTGCAATTCGGGCATTGAAACCCGCCACGTCGCCGCTTTGAACAAAAGGAACCGCGCCCACAAGGCCTTGGCGGACCTCCTCAGCCATAGCATCCCTTTCGTTCTTGGAAAGCGTGGCCGCGTGGGTTTGGATCGCCCGCAACTCAGCGGAATCTGCGCGCGAGTTAGCCTGCGTCCGCACATCCATTACCTGCCGCGTGTTTTGCACGCCAAGCGCGGCCTCCGGGCCTGCAAGCGCCGCATATTGGCCCAATGCCTGCTCGTCGCCAGCCATAACAGCGCCGCCGTTCGTCTGCATGAATTGCTCAAGCGCGTTGTTGCGTCGGTTTTGATTGGTCAGCCCAGCCGCTGCCGTGCCCTGCTGAATGGCCTGCAAAGCGTTGACGCCTTGGCCCATCATTGGGATGTTCGTGTTCATTGCGGCCATTATGCCCTCGCCCTTTGGGGGTTGCCCACGTTAAAGCCCGATGTGTCTAGCGCGTTCATCCGCTGCGACATAAATTCGCGCGGGTCAATCTGCATGGACGCCATTTGGGGCCGCTCAAGCGCGTTCTGTGGCGCGCCTGGCCGTTGTTGGGGTTGTTGTTCGCCTGCGGGTCCGGCCAGTGCATTGCCCGCTGGTGGTGAGTAGGTGCCCTGAGCGCGATTGCCGTCACGCGCACCAGCAAGCTCCACTTGCCACGGCTCCCAATCCATAGGGACCGCCAAGCCAAACCGCTCGGCGTTGGCCCGCAGCCATTGCGCTTCGGCGCTGCTCGCGTCACGCAACAGCCCGCCATCTGCCCCAGCAAAGTCAACCGCCGTTCCATAATTGTGCTGTGAATTGCCCGGAGGCGCGACCCATTTGCGCGCGGCCTCTGGCGACCCGTACCTTTCAAGAGCGGCTTCATAAAGCTGGCCCTGCAATTCCGGCGAGCGATACGCCGAGGTAATCCGCAGAGCGCCAGGGCCAAGATCCTGCTCAGCCGCCGTTAACATCTGCGAAAGGTTATCGCGGAATGACGGATTTAAGCTGGTGAAGCTATCGCCACGCGCCGCTGCGCCTCCAACTGCGTATTGGGTCCAGTCGACCATGCTAGTATTCCCAGCCGGACGAGAACGGCATTTGCGTCTGCCTCTCGCCGAGGTTGCTAATCGCATTCATTGGCGAATTGGACTGTTTGTTGTTTTGGTTCTGGCCGAGGCCCTGCTGATATTGGTAAAGCCCCATGCCGTTTTGAATGGTGCCGCTGATTGCGTTGCCCACGCCGATTGAGCCAGCCGCCTGCGCGTTGCCCATGTTGCCCAGGGCGTTCGTCACGCCGGAAAGATTATTGGTCTCCGCTGCCGCTGTCTGCGCCGCTGCGTTCTGCCCGCTAGACGCCAAGCCGCCAAGACGGTCAAGCTGTGAGTCGCGGTCAGACTGAGCAAGCCCCATGCGGTACTGCTCAAGCGCCTGCATTGCGCGGCCTGAGTTAAGCCCGCCGCCATACGATGCGCCAGCCTCGATTGTGTCCCGGCCCTGCTCAAGCGCGAACTTGGACGCCGGGGTCATGGATATGCCCTGCCAGCTTTCCGGCTGGTCGCCTAAGCCCATCTCGTATTGCAGCGCGTTATATGCTCGTGACCCGCCTTCGCGGTAAGGCTCCAAGTCGCCACGGATAATATCGCGCGTCTTGCGGGATTCCTCTAGCTGAGCCTGCGCCGCGCGCTCTTGTGCGTCGGCTGCATCGCTGGCAGCATTAGCCTGAGAAACGCCGCCAATAATGCTGGCACCGCCCATTACTGCTGAGATTGGATCAGGCATTGCGGGTCATTTCCTCGGTAAAAGCTGTTCGACCTTCGCCATATGTGCGCCAGATTTCTGGCCCGCATTTTAGCGCGTGTTCGTGTCCGCCTATCAACCAAGAAACCACGTGAAAGACCCGATAAAGGCCAGCACGCAGCACCCATGCTTTCCCTATATCATCTTCCGAACCTTTTTCCAAGACGTTAGCTGCGGTCCAATCTAAATACATCTGCAAAAGTGCTGGCTTTAGGACGTGAGTGTTTGCCGCAAGGAACGGATCGCGCATTGCTTCAAACGATAACCAGTTCAAAACCGCGTTGTGATTGCCCGCGCCCTCGTCCTCTAGGTCGTCCCATTGCTGAGCCGCTTCCCACAGGTCAGACGCGAACCGGATTGCGCCGGGGTCGCCCATAAACCACTCGGCAAAGAACGGGCGCAGCATGTCTAGGCGTGCATCGCTCATCTGTAAATGTCCTTCATAAATGCCAACTCAGGCGCAAGCGGGGGTAATTCCCGGCGTTCCTCGGGCTGACGTGATTGCGCGGCAATGCCAACAGCGCCAGCGCCCGCCACGCCTGCGGATAGGTTGCGCAGGTGCGAGAGGCGCGGGTCAAAGCGGGCGAACTTGCTGCGGATGTTGGAGGGGTCGAAAGTGACGCGCTCAGTTTGCCAATCTGGGGCGTCCCCATATAAATCGCGGTCGTTTCGCATTTGCGTTCCGTCATACCCCAAACTTGATATGTCACGAGTTCCGCTGCGCGCGTCGTTAGCATTGCCAAAAGGTAACTGGCCCTCTGGCCAATTCATGTGCTTCCCAGCAATGCGAACCGGGATTATATTCTGGCCTATTTCCGCCTCGTCGTAGTTTGCATATCCAGCCGCAACTTCTGGGTCTGTGTCTGTCGTCACGCCTCGGCCATACCACCCTGGGTCTTTTTGTCCAAACCGCGCGGGGTCAAACTCTGCCACCACTTGATCGGTCCCATGGTATCCCTCCCCTGGCAATCTTTCATCAGCCCTTGCCATTCGGCTTGGCGTATCCATCGGCATATCAACGCCCGTCGCCCCGCTGGTATATAGCTGGTGCAATTCCTGCGGGTCGGCCTGCGCGTATAGCTCGTCTGTGACCTCATCCGCGCGGCCCTCGCTTAGAAGGCGCGCTATCTCTTGGGCGGGGGTTGCGGGAATGTCTGCCGAATATGCGGTGTCGCCCCCAAAATCAACGATTTGTTCAGCGTCGGGAACGTCCTGAGTGGCCCAAGGTGGTGTTTCAATTCGCCGTGCTGGCGACATGGCCGCGCGGAGGCTTGCGTTTCTAGACTCAACCTCGCCTGCTGAGTTGTTGTAGTTCTGGCGCGCGGTGGCATTGGCTGTGGAAGTGTCAAATTCCATAAGCGAATTATACTCATCGGACAGAGGCGTAAGCCTTGGGTGAGACGCCCCGTATCCGTGCAGGCCCTCCTCTGCTCTTACCTTGTCCATTTGCGCTGAAAGTTCGCGCTTCCTTATATTTCGGCCTTCGTAAATTTTTGACAATTCCCGCTCCGGGCTAGACCCCCGTGCAAAACCTTCACGGCCCTGAATCCCGTGCTGCACTTCGTGCAGGAGGACGGACCGCCCCTCTACGCTGTCTGCTGCGCCAATTTCTATGTCTCCGGTGCGGTGGTTATACGATCCTGATGTCCTGGCGTTTCGGGTCGAGTTAACAAACCCCTGCCCTAAATCTTCATACGCGGCTTGATAGCTTTTCCCGCGCCGGTCTCCGCCTAGAAGCTCTTGATGCAACATTGCTCCGTCAAGGTCTGTTCTTAGATTTTGACCTGCTTCGCCATTATTAAGAAGGCTTGCAGCATCCTGACGCATGACGGACCCGCTGTCGTCAATTTCAAAGCGCATCCTGCCATCAATGCCACGGAACCAACCAGTGTCGCGCAACACGTCATCGCGCGATGCGCCGCCTTCCAGCATATCTTCAGCACGCGCGAGAGTTTCGGTGTCAGCCGTCGCGGCATTGCGGCCAGCGAACATGTTGAGCACATTCGGGTCATAAGCCCGCACCCCTGCGTCCACCACAGACTCAACGCCCTGACGAACAGACGACGCGCCACCCGGCATAAGCATCATAGCGCCAGCGCCAACCATAGCCGCGCCAGACGCCGCCCTGTCCATTGGGCTACGGTCGGGCGCAAACATATCACGACCCGCCTGCTGCGCCTCCATAACGTCTGCTCCGGGCGATATCATAGCACCAGCTTGCGCCAGTGCGTTAACCCGCGGCGCAATATCCGGCCCAAGCGCATAATCTAGCGCATTGCCAAACTGCTCCTCTTTGCCGGTCAACCATTGGCGACGTTCTTGCCCAGATTCAGCGCTGAAAAACTCTGCTATGACGTTCTTTAGGCCCATAGTTACGGCTCCAGCGCTGTGATGCGTGCTTCGTGGTCTTTAAGCATATTTATCATCCGCTCAAACAGCTTCATGCCCTCAAGCGTCAACCTGCCATCAGCGTCAATATATTGCTCAATCAGCACGGGTTCTAAAAGTTTAACGGTCACGCTGCCACCTCGATCCGCGCATCCGATAGCAACGAAAAGTCTGTCGGGTCGGTCATATTCCACTCAACTGTGAACTGCCGCCCAGCGCCAAGCCTGCGGTAAACCAAGCGCTTATCATAGTCGCCCAAATCACCCACACTGCGCTGCATTTCATCGCCATAGGTTAGGCTGTTGTCTCGACTGATCCTGATATAGCAGGCAGCATCGCGCCCCAAATCAGACCGCCCGAAGCGCCCGCGAAACTCTAGCGCCGACACGCCAAACCGCGCGCCGTCTAGGTAGAGCGTGCGCGACACCGCTGTGCGCCGCATTACCGCGCCGTTGTCTGTGTTTGCCTTGCCAAGCGTGCTGAGCAAGCCGCCCTCGGTCCCGACAACCCACGAATTTCCAAGACGTACCGAACAGGACGCCGACCAACTGCCAAGAGTCACGCCCTCAGCCCGTTCGTGCCATTCGCCAGTAGACATGTCATAACACCATGACGGGCGGTTTCTAAACCGAACAACGCAAATCTTGTGGCCCTCGTCCTCATAGTAAAAGCACGATTTGGGCGTTTCCGCCGTGATAGCGGTCTCAACCGCCGGGATGGATATGGGCTGCAACTGCGCGCCGCTGACAAGGTAGCAGATCCCGTCGTCACCGACAAAGAACCCGCCGCCGTCCAGCTTCGTGATTAGGTTGTAGCCCTTCAAGCCAATGTCCCGGACGCCCCCGGCAAGCCTGGTGAATGCGCTTGATCCGCTTTGCCCGCTCAACGTCCAAATCTCGTGGCTGTCGCTCTTGAACAGCCAATAGTTGCCGTTGATCTCAAGCCCCCGGATTAAATCGCCGTCCCGCCCTTCCGCCGTGGCGAAGTTGAGCGCAGGCAACGTGGTCGCGTCGGCCAGATCCGTCCAGCAAAACCGCCTGCCGCCGTATTCCGTCAACAGAGAATAGTTGCCGAGGAAATCAACAGACCCAAAGTCGTCAAACTGACCCGCCGTGGGCTGTGCGATGGTTGCCCCGTCCCAAGTGTAATAAAGCCCCTCGCCAGCAATCGTCACAACGCCGTTGTTTGCTGCAACAGAGCAATTTTCGCCCACAACAACAGCGCCAAGGTTTTCGACACTTCCTGCCGATGAAGCCTTAAACAGTTGATTATTCGCCACGGCGTAGGCAATCCCGCCCGACAACCCGATTTGCCGAACCAACAGCGTTCCGGTGTCTGCAAGCTCGGTCATGCCTAGAACGGTCTTCAACAGGTACTGCGCCTGCCCCATTGATGCGATAGGCTCACGATACAGGTTAACCAGCCGCGACGATTGCGCGAATATGGCATCACTGTCTTGGGCGGATTGCCCTACAAACTCAAGTGTCGGCATATGGCCCCGCGAAAAATACTGACCCTTCACGGTCAAATTGAAGCGCAGCATTCAGTGTTGATTGCGCCCTTGGGGCAAGCATGGAAAGCGGAGCCATCAGCATATAGCTTTCGGCAACCCGCGCGCCTAGCCCGTAAAGCGTGGCCTCCCACCATTCGGCTGGAACGTCCAAGACTGAATCCGGGTCTGTCACGTCTTCAAACTCGCGCTCGTATGTGTACTCGATTGTCTCGCCCGCTGCGGTCGCCAGCACAGGCCAAACATACAATTTCGCGGCCTCACGCTGCCGATCATAATAGAACTGCGTGGGAAGCCCCGTGGACGTCTTCTGAGGCAGGTTGTCATACTCCTGCCGCGTCATCACTTGCATGGGAAGCTCAATGCCACCTTGCTTGAGGCGCGCAGTGATAATCTGCATGGGCCGCACGGGATCTAGCGTGTAGCTGAGCGCCGTGGTCAGGGTCAGGCTTCCGTTGGTGTAGGTCCAGATGTTGTAGCCGGACATTTGCCAAGCCTTCAGCATCATATTCAGCAACTCCACAGCTTCCGCCATATCATCGCCGCTTGGCGTTTCGCTCATGCCAACAACCTGCGCCTTGCGTAGCGCGCTGGTGCATATGGCCCTAACGGTCTTTGTTCCGGTGACGGCCATTTTGACCCCTTATAAATCGGCGGGTGTGATTTCGTTGCCCGAACCGGGCTGAACTTCAATGTCGGGCGGCTCAGGGCGAACCCAAGGCGGCGCTTGATTGTCTGTGCGCCCCTTGAGCATTTCTTGCGGGTGCCGAGGCTCAAAGCATGGTCCACACACTCTAAGCCCCGTCCATTCCCGCCGCAGCGCGCTCGATTTGTAATCAAAGCCGCAACGGTCGCAGACGACATTCCACTTGCCTAATGCAAGGTATGTAATGCCGTCTCCCATATTAGCGCTCTTTGGCTACGAGGATGTAATCAAAGTCAGCCGTTTCAGCGCCAGCCGCACCGTTGAGGTAGCCAAGGCCAACCGCCATTTCAGCGCCAGGAATGCCCACGTCGGTCATACTGCCCACATGCACGTCATTCAGGAATAGCTCAATTGTGGTCTTGCCGTCGTAGTAGGCAGCGACAACAACAGCCACATCATCGGCCAGCGTGGCGACTGTGGCGCTATCCGCGTCGGTCGTGTTGTCGTCAACATTGAAATACAGCGCGGCAGAACCATCGTCTGAAATAAACGCCATGCGCATTGTTGCATCAAGCGGGGTTGTGTCGGACGAGTGCAGGCCGATAATCAGGTCGCTCTGAATGGCATCGCCAACGGAAAAGCGCGCCTTGATCCAAGACTTCTTGCCGGATTCAATCAGCCACGATTCAGCTTGAGCCTCAAGAAATAGCCCGTCGTTTTCGTTTGCCGCCGTGGTGACGCGGAGAATGCCGCCGTCTGCGTCTGCAATGGCTGGCGTCGATGTGCCAGATCCAACGCTGGTAGCCGTAACGGTCCAATCGCCTGCGGTGTAAACGTCAAAGTCGTTGAAATAGGTGTGAAACTGTGTCGGGTCTGGCGCGCCATACATGCCGAGGGGCTTGCCCTTAGCTACTGTGGAAATGCCGGAAGGAAAACGGGTAGGGGACATTAGAAAACTCCATCGTCATAAATGACGCCCGATGTGGGCGATGGGGTAGGGCGAGGCCGTTAAGCCCCGCCCGCTTAGTTTATGCGCCGGGGGACGCTACCGCGCCGCGCCAGTCAGCCCATCCGGCAACATAGCGCTCTGTGGCCTTCATCCGGGCGTTCTCGGTGTCAAAGTCGTTGTCCTGGGTAAGCTCCAAGGCGCGACGTTTTTGATTTATGAGACCATCAGGGACGTCCGTCTTGACGAAGAACGCATCGGCGTCGGTCAGGTAATCCCAAACCACAACACCCTTGGGCAACATGCCCATCGCCTTCATGGCGTTGATGTCGTTGTTTGCATTGCCGGACTGAAGCGTGGACTTGAGAATGCGCGTGGCCTCAAACTCAAGCGCAGACGGTACAACCAGCATTTGCCCGGTTGCCTGAATGCGAAGGCCACGGCTATCCTTCAAGCCGCGAATGAGGGTCATCATGTCCTCAAGCGATGCTTCAGACAAGTCAGCCGCCACAGCCAACTCGTTCGACTGGGTGCCGTCTTTGGTCGGGTGTGCAGTGGAGAAAAGTTCAACGCCATCCCCGCCGGTGTGGCCCGAGTCAAAGCCACGGTTGAGGATGTTTGCAAAGACGTTCTCTTTCGTCTGTCGCATGGAACGTGCCAGCTTTGCGGCCTTCTTACGGGCCACACTCTCATACTGGTTGTCCTCAATCGCCTCGCGCGTAACAATGGCACCGAGGCCATAAGTCACGTTGCGAAGCCGCTGGGTGAAGCCCTGTGCGTCGGTGTCATAAGACACTGCGCCGCCCTCAGACTTAACGCCAGCCAAACCGAAGCCCGTCTCCTCGACATATTCATCATATGCCTTTTCAGAGGACTCCAAGTCAAAGATCATATCGCAGATCAGTTGCTTCTCTTTGTAGGTCGCTCCGAAAAACGCCTTCACACCAGGCCAAAGGGCTTTTGGGTGTGAACCTGTGCTAATTACTGCCATTGGTCAGACCTCCTAAATGCCAATCGCGCCATAAGCGCGGGTGTGGTTGTTGATGAGAACTTCGACCTTAGTATAGGCCGAGGCGGCTTCGTTGCCTTCACGATTCACAACGCGCTGAATGGTCAACTGGTTGGAAGCGTCGGCTGCTGGCGCGTCGGAAGTCGTATCCAACTCAGCGCCGGATTGACCGGTGACGGTACTGCCTGCGTTGGTGTAGATCAAGACCGCGTTGAGGCCAACCTGAGTGGCAGCAATCGCGCCATCAGCTTGAATCTCGAACATCATATCGGGATCGTCGCAAACGAGGATTACCCGCTCAGTTGATACCGGGTTGTAGATGCGCTCAAGCCCATTGGGATCGGGTGCAAACCCAACAATAACGCCAGTGATTGCGTTGCCATCGCCTGCGGCGGTCAGGTTGACTTCCGGCAGGGTGCCGATTGCGAAGGAACCAGCGCCCGCTGCATTCACCTGAGTGGTGTTCGCGGTGCCGGTAATCGTAACCGCGTCGCCAATAAACAGCGCGGTCGCGTAGGTTGAAGGCACATAGTAAGCGGACGCGGCCCCGTTATAGGGCGCTCCGCTCTTGTGCTTTACTGGCACGAGGCCAGATGGGATGTCGGCGTTTGCCATTGCAAAACTCCATGAAGATTACTGAATGCTAGACGCTACGTTATAGTCGCCTTGCTTTGAACCGGACCTATCGTTACCGGCCCGCATGTCTTTCAGTTGTCTATCCAGTTCGGCGTTTTTGCCTTTCTGGTCATCTTCATAGTGACTTTTCAATTTGCGGCACAGATACGCGAGCTTCTTGGACCCGTCCGCATTGCTTCCCACGACTTGCGATACTGCATCGCCAAGGTCAGCTTTATCTGCCTTTACCACAGAACCACCCTCCTTGACAATATCCCAATCGTCAAACTCTGTCATCGCGCGGATGCGGTCGGGGTTGTCGTTGATCCAGCGATATTTGAATCTGGTAAAGTCCAGCCGGTCTTCGCTCACGCCGAGACGCTTGCCGTGGACGGTCCCGCCCTCACGACGACGCCGCTTAGGCTCGCCCTCGTCAACTGCGCTGCGTGGGCGACCTGGGCCGCGCTTTTCGGTTGTATCATTCATGGGTTCAGCCCTCGTTATACATTTTGACGAAATCTTTTTTGCCTGCGGAGTCGTTCTTGAACAAGCCCTGCTCGACAAAGCGCGAGAACTGCGTCTTCACGTCAGACGGCAATCGGGCATATCCCCCATCATTGCCAGCGCCGCCCAATGCCATGCCACCGCCCTCAACAGGCGATTGCCGCGCGGCTTGACGTGGTGCCGGTACCGAAGCGTCAGGGAACATGTGTGGGTAGTATTTGCCCAACTCAGCGCGGGCATAGGCAATTTGCTCTTGCGCGGGCCGCTCCATGATTGCGGGGTTGGCGTTAATCATCGCGGCACCCTGCGCCTTCAGGGATGGGTCACTTAGCCACTTGCCATCGTCAGACGCCGAGTATTGCGCAATGTAGGGGTCTGGACCCGGCTGCTCGGGCGCTGGTGCCATTTGCTTTGAAACTGCGTCACGCTGTCGGGAAAGGTCATCATACGCCTTCACATCGCCAGACGCTACGGCTTGCCTTTGGGCCACACCAATTTGCGAAATCCGGTCCTCGTATTGCTGGCGCTGCATTCCCAAGGCGCGTTCGCTCATCGTCTCGATTTTGCGCAGGCGTTCTTCGCGGGCGGTCAGGTCGGCCTCAGCCTTCTTGATGCGGTCAGACATAACCCGGAAAGGTTTGGTGTTGCCCAGCCGTTCAAGGTATGCTGTCGGGTCATCAACAAACCCGGCAGGCTTCTCGCCCTTCCAATCGTCCGCTGACTTCCAGCCTAGCGCGCGGGCCTCGGCTGCGTCGGCCTCGTCAAATGCGGGCGGGGCTTCTGGGGTCTCGTCAACTACGGGCGCGTCGGCCTCGATTGGTTCGACTGCGGATTCAAGTGCTTCGTCTGTCATTGTCCGATTACTCCGATGATTGTTCTGTCTCGCATTAGCCAGTAGGTCTTGCCGTCTGCGTCGTTCTTCCATTCCTCAGCTTGATATTTCGGGAACAGCACGCGGTCGCCAATCTGGGGCGTGGGCGCATCGTCAGGCCAACCCTCTATGCCTCGGAAGGCTGCTGGTGACATTGCAACTAGGATGCCCTCACGGCGCGCGAACCCTTCACGGTCGGCGGTGTCTTCGGGGATGAATAGCCCGCCGCTGGTTTTGTGTTCAACCTCGATGGGTTCAACGACGACAAAGTATTCAAGTGGCTTTAGAGGGAAGGTCATGGGCGGACCCCCAGATTTCCCATGTAAGCTTCGGCCAACAAACTTCGCTGCCTTTCAGCAAGATCTATAAGCTTCTCGGTGGCCGTGGTGTGCTTAGGTGACACGTATTCCGCACCCTCACCCTTGGGAGGTGCCATCCCGAACGGGCCGTTCTCGTCCAAATCGTCTTCGGCGTCGCGCCTCATGGCATCGGCCCAATCAAGGTGCGCCTCGTCGTATTGCTCGCTGTCCTCCGAATCCTCGGCCCATTCGCAGACAAACTCTGCCCCAAACTTTTCGGTTATGGCCTCGATCCAAGCAACCGCTTCAAGCGTTGACATTTCGCCAATGTGGATTTCGATACTATGCGTCATTCGGCATTCTCCTGTTCTGTCAGTATTTCCTCAAGCGTCAAAATGTCTTCGGCGCTGGATTCAAAAAAGTCCTCCCATGCCTTCTGCGCCCGGTGGAAGGCCAGCCGCTCCTCCTCCGATGGGGGGTTGCCCTCCAACCATGCTTGGCACATTAGGCGCTCCTCCCGGACCGCTAGGCGATCCATTAGGCCCTTTAGCCGCACCGTCGTTGGGTGGCCCTGCCATTCCTCTAGATTTTCCGATAGCTGTTTCAAGCCGTCCACGTTCTTCCTCCAACATCAATTTCAATCCCGCAAAGTATGCGTTCTTCTCGGCAGCTTCCGCGTCGGTCAAGTCCTTCACGGTCTTCGCGCGCTCACTTTCTACCTTAGCAAGCGTAAGTTCAATATTAGCCCGCGCTTGGACAACCTCGGCTTGCGCCGTGTCCATCTGCATTTCCGTCAGCATTGCCGCTTGTGGGTCCGGCTGTGGAATAAGCTCCTCCACGTCATCAATCTGCATGGCCTCAAGCAAGCGCGTCACTGCCGCCGCCTTGTCAACCAGACCGCCTTCGGCAAGCTGCATGAGCAACTGGGCCTTGCCCGCCTCCTGCATTTTGGTGACGCTGCGCGGGTCGGCAATCGGCTCTATGTCCATGTCGGCAAGGTTGTAGTCTTGCTCGGCGCTAACCTCGTCCATTGCGTCATGGAATGCCGCATATCGGTCTTCTTCAAGCGTTTCCGAGTTGATGCGCGCAAGCAACTTGAACTCTTCAGCAAATGCCCGGAACAGCCGCTTGAAAATAGCGTTACTCATCATCATGCCTTGCTCAATCAGAGCGATGGTGGTTGTCGCGGTCATGTTCTTTGACCCGGTGTCGCCCGTCATGATGTCTTTGACCGATGCGACTTCTTTGCCCGCCTCAATCATCATGCCAAGCATTTGGAACAGCACAGCGTTAGGGCCGGGATAGGTCATAGGCACAATGGCGGATCGAACATCTTGCCCCGTTGACCCTACCGTCTTGAACTCGCCCGGACGCATACGCTGACCGCCGCCCTTTAGGCGCAACTCTGACCCAATAAACCCGCCGCCGAGGCTGGCATAGTGGCCGCTGTCAAGAAGCATGTTGAATGTTGTGTTGACGGTCTCGGACATATCGCCAAGCAAGAAGCCCAGCCCAGTGCCGTGGACGCCGCCATCCATAGACGGCAGGAACTTGAAGTTGACGTAGTATGTGCCGCGGCGAATAGACTTGATCCTGACCGGAACGTCCTCGACTGTGGCCTGCTGCGACGGCTGGCCCATCATGTCAAGCATAGGTTGCCCCGCCTGATCCATAACCGGGGCCATGACCTGCTGTTGCTCGGTCACATAGCGCACGTCCTCTGGCTGGAAGTCAGCGACCAACCGAACAAGCTGTTGCCCGTCTGCGTGGACCGTGGCGATGTAGGGTTCTGGATATCCGTCGTCGTCAAGGTCAAAGCGCATATGCTGCTCAATAAACTCAACCGGATCTTGCGCGTCGTCGGAAACCTTGGAATATTCAAACTGCACAAACGTCTCAGACCGAATGCGGCTTTCGACCTCAAACGGATAGAGCGGGATTTCCTCAGAACAACGCGGCGCGCTTCGCATTGATTGCGCTTTGTTGTTCACGATGAATTTGCCGGGATCAACTAGGCGACACTTGGGCCTGCCTTCTTCCGCGTCATACCACCACTTGCGCTGAGCCTCGCCAACGATGGGCAGGACAACTAGCATTTGATCAGTGCCTTCTTCCCACTCGGGGATGTCGTTGCGCAACTGGTCAGACATATGCTCGGAAACGCGCTGCGCCCGTGCCGCCTTCTTGCCGCCCTCGTCATTGCCGCGCACTTTGACTTTGACGATTTCGCCAGGAGGAACCAACGCCTGATAAGCCCGCGCGTTGAATTGCAGCGCCGCCGTCGTGACCATTGGATACATGATATTTGCAGAGCCGGGATATGGGTAATTGCGGTCTTCTTTGACCATCTTCGCCAGCTTTATGCCGCGATCCATCTGCTCTTTCCACTCGGCACCGCTGCCCTTGTCGGCTTCATAGTCACGCAGGACTTGCTGCGATATTTCTTTGGCCTGCCCCTCGTCCATGTCCGGCACGAGGTTGCGAGATTGCGTGACGTACTCCACGAACTGCTCAGGCGACACTTGCGGGTCTTCGCCTTCTAGCGCGTCCGGCTCGTCAAGCATTGGCTGATCCATCAATAGCCCGTCGTTCCTGATCTCGTCCATTGGTCTTCGTCCTCTTCGTCGTCCTCGCCATACAAATCAGGCGCATTGTAGCCACAGGCGAAGGTCATAAAACCGTCAGCGCCGTTGCTGTTTATATCATGCCGCGGCTTATCACGCCATACATCTCGAATGTCGTCCCACTCCTTGCGGTAGTGGCGCAGCCTCTTAATACCTATAGCGCACCCTACATCATCGAAGTCGCAAGACGCAAACACAGCGCGCGCTGCATCAATCGCATTCATCTTGCTAGACGTGCGGGGAACAATGCGCGGCCTTAGCCCATGCTCTTCGGCCTCACCTAAGCGCCCATTCTCTAGGAACAAGTCTTGTCGGTTGCCGTCGTGGGGCCAATAGTGGTCGCCAAACTCGGCGTCGTGGTCGCGCGCCCATTCCCGCAAATATCGTGCGTAGTGGCTGATGTGTTCGCCGCTGCTCTCATAATAGCCCACGAAGCGATTGCGCGCGCCTATGCGCTGGTGCATCCAAATCGTGTTTAGGTCATTGCGGCCCAGATCCCAAAAAGTATTGACGGGGAAACGTGGGTCATATGGAAACGCGCCAATCTGCCCGCGCTTGTCGGCATGGCCTAGCTGCGTGGCGAAGTAAGCGCCCTCGATAGCCTGCTGGAATGCCTCCTCGGGCGTTGACGGGTTCTCGCGCTTCATGTCGCCGCCTAGTAGGTGTTCTTCTTTGACCCACCACGCCTTTTGCCAATCGTCCAGCTTGATCTTGTTCGTGTGTTCTAGCGTGGAAAAATAGGCGTCATGCTCAGGAAGGAAACGCACGGAATTAGGGTCAACGCGATTCCCCTCATCCTCCCACCACGAAAAGAAATGGAACTTGAACGAACCCTCGCCCCGCATTGCCTCTTGGCAGAACTGGTAAAAATAACCGTCTTGGCCCTCGGCGGTGCTTTCAAGCGTCTTGGGGTTCTTGCCAACGGCAGGGAATGCGCCGGTAACAATCTCACGCGCCTTGGCCGGATACTTGGCGCAAATCTTACCAAACTCGGAAATGTGCAAGCGCTGCAATGTGCCAGACCGTGCGCTAGTTGCCACCCTAATGCTTGACCCGTGGTCAAACCGCAGCAAGCCGGACCTGTCGTTGCTTGCGGGCCGCGCGGTTTTAATCGCTTCCGGCAAGTTTTCATATGGGAACTTCACTTTGCTGTCAAATATTTCGGCAGCGTCGTTCAAGGTGTGCGCAATAATTGCAACCTTGTGGTCATCCAGAAATAAAGACTCGTCTAGGCCAATCAGGCACATCAGCGTCGTAAACCCGCGCTGCCGCGCTTTTAGAATCAAGTCGCTGAACGTGGCGCTCTGCATATATTCAAATTGCGAAGAGTTTGGCTTGAACTTGACGCGCTCGCCCGCCTTGTTCTGAATCCAGTATAGATTGCTAAGCCGCCACATCGGGTCGGAAAGCTGGTCAATCGTCGGATTTGCCAATGCGTCGTCCCTGTGATGCTATCTGCGCGAACAGTTCTGCCATCGGGTCTGACATGTCGTGCTTGTTGTCGATTTCCTGCCTGTCGCGCCAGTCCTCTTTGAACCGGTTTTTCATCTGGAAAATGTAGGATGTGGCGTTGTATCCGGGGAAGCCGCCAAAGGTAGCAAGTCGACCATTATTCTCCCACCAGGCCTGCGCATGGTCCAGCCCGCTGTTTATGGCGCTAGAAAATTCAGGGTATTCCGCTACCCAAGCCGTTACTGTCGCACGGTTTACGTCTAGCTCCGACGCCATTTCCGCAAGGGTTTTCCCCTCACGTCCAGCTTCAATGACCACATCGCAAAACTCTGGCTTGTATTTGGTGGGCCGTCCTGCTGGCATTGCTTAGGCCACGTCGATTGCGCTGACGTTTCCGGCTGTCGCACATTCCCATTCTAGGGTTGTCTCCGCCGGTACATAGAAGCCCGTTCCAACTGTTGCTGCGACATTGCCGAAGCTGAGCCACATGGCTTCGTCTGCATAGACGCGGAGGACTTCCCCAAGGGCCATGATGATGTCAGTTGCGTCGGCTTCGACATTAGCTGCGCTGGTGGATGTTGTGAACGCATCACTTGCGCGGATGTTGGACGACATGATTGTAGCCGCGCCGCTGCCTTTGGATTTGGCATAGCTGCCGACTGTGAAATTTAGCGTGCCCATAGGTCTCTCCGGTTGGTTGCGCGCAATATACGCTTGTTTGGGTTGGAATGCTAGTGTTATCCTGCCCCGCAGTTTTCGCACTTGTGGTTGCCGTCTGCCGAACGAAGACTGCCAAAGCCGCCGCAATATAAACACTTGACGTGGGTTCGCATTTTTATTGGTTGCTGCCCATAAGCCCGAAACGCGCTTTGATGTCCTTGCGCTGCACGACTTGCTGCGATGCCATCTAGCACACTAGAATCCCAAAATATCATATCTCTCTCCCTTGCTGTGTGGGCATCCCGCCCGTTAGCTATTCCTCAATCTGTGATAGCGTGAACGATACTGCGAAACAGCGCGTCTTTAATCTGCTGGACCTTTGGCAACTGGTCAAACGGAACGATGCAGTGATGGGTCGGAGGCGTTGCGTCGGGGTTCTTTTCTTTGCCGTAAACCCAGCCATCCAAGACCTTCTGAGCCATCCAGCTATCGTGCGAGGCGCTGTCACCCGCATCGGGGTTGTCGATGTGAAACTGCACGCCCATCAAGACGCTTTCTCGCTGCCAATCTGGGGCGGTATCCCAAAGGGGTTGAGTGAAATCCCCATTGGCGGCGCACCAGGCGCGGTTTGCTTCTTGCGCCACGCGGGCAGCGGCTTCGATTTGGTCTGTCATTGTCCAATTACTCCGATGATTGTTTTGTCTCGCATTATCCAGCAGCCCTAACCGTCTACAGCTTCATTTAGCGCCATGACGGCCACGTCGTAGAATTGTTCGTCATCAATGTGCGCCGCGTCTTCCTGCATACGTTCGCGCATCCAGTCTACTAGGTCTGCGTGGAGTGTGGCGCGGGCCTGGGCGCTGCGTTCGGCTTTGGTCATGGCTCAGGTTTTAGGTCCGACAAGTGGCGAGTAAAAATGCGACAGCGCAAGCATTAAGCACCTCCATCGCCCGAAGTAACCGAGGCTGCGCAGTTTTGGATACGTCATCCAAGCGGCGGCGAATGGGTTGCGGCGTTTTAACTTCATGTCTTGCCCCTTGGGGTTAGATGCTTAGAATAGGTTGAGCGCGGGCAATTCTGACCCATTACGGCACTGGCCTTGCGCTTTTGATTTGCTACGCTGGAAGATGCACTATCTACCTTTGCCCACCTCCCGCGCTCATGAGGTGTGACTTGGCCAGGTCTAGCCTGGACTTTCGCATAGACAGGCCATTCGGTCCCATGTCTGCTAGTCACACCACATCAAAGCGGCTCTTGATCACCTTGCCCCATTGCGCGCGACGTTGCAAGCCTTGGGGGTAACAGCCCGCGCACCTCTCACAATGCACGGGCCTGCCCGTCTCGTGGGCTAATCGACAACTCAAACCGAGTGAAAGGATAAACCCCAGTCCGTTGTTGCGGGTGTATGCGCTGGTGTCGGGGCTTATGAACTCCCAAGAGGCACGCGACCGCCCGCTGCGCTAGATTATGCTAGGCCAGCTTGACCGTAAACGCTAGGGCTATTTGTCCTCCTGCACAAAGCGCACGGGCTTGCCGCTGGTTCGCGCGTTCAATCTACAGCATTCCTCGCGCGAGATGTTGTTGTCCTCGCTCACACTGCCGTCCATGAACTGCCATATCCAAACCTCGGCCTTCACCTCTACTAGGTCGTGGCAAGAAGTGTTCTCTTCCGAGTAACAATGCCCGCTCTGGGTCCATGACGCCTTATCCCAATCTGCGGTTCCCCCCAGCCCTAACGTTGCCCCATGCACGGGATAATCCCCACCAGCGTCCACGGCATAAATGCGGACCTCGCGCCCGTCGCGGGTGCGGTATTGCTTGCTTATGTCAATCATGGGGTCTCTCCTGTTGGTTCTGCGGGCAGGTGCATCCAGTGGGTAGGGAATATTTCCTCGCCCCTTCTCATCCAGCGGGTTCCCGTTTTTGTTGCTGTGAGAACATGGCCATGTGCGTAAACAATGTATCTTTGGCCAGATTTCGCGGCATCAATCGGCTGCCATGTCATGGCGTTTCTCCCTTTGGTGTCTTGCGCGCCTCTAGCATTTCGTCGGCGTATTTATACGCATAGAAGTCAGCCTCGTGGTGTATCGCGTCGTGCGGCACTGTATCGGCAAACCCGCCCGCAAGGATTCCCGCCAAAGCCTGCCCCGCAAAGTAATCGCGCAGGGACATGCCGTTATAGTCGGCGCGGCTTTGCATCCCAGGCACCGGATATGCTGGCCCGCCATCTTGCTCCATGCTCATCGTGTCGCCTCCATAAATTCAGTTACAACGCCAAGCGCCTCGGCTTGTACAAACAACCGCGCTTTCGCTGTGCGCCAATCGTCACGGTCTGCCAAGTCCGGCTTGTGGTGTATCGCCCACTGATACGCATCAAGACGGTCGGCAAATTTCAGGCGGTTAAAATTATCGCCCGTCGCTTTGGGGTAATCCTCGCCCCAAATGTCCGCCATTGCCTGCGCCTCGACCCTCACAAGCCAATCAGCCACATCAGCAGGCATTGAACGCTTGAGCGGTGATGGTAGGTCAGCCGTTGCGGACTCGCCGTCGTCGTGGATTAGCGCGTGACATGCCAGCTCAAATTCCTGCGGCCATAAGGCTAGGCAGATCCGCGCAACCCGGCCTGAGTGCCCGTCGACATAATCGCTCGTCAATGACAAGTCCGCGTTGGTGTGCCATCTGCGCACCCGTCCAGCGGCAAAGATTGCTTTGAGATTGCTCATTCTAGCACCTCCCGAACGTGGATATATCTTGAAGAGCAAGCGGGCCGCGATGCAAGCACAACACTGTAGTCTGGGTGAAGCCACCACTCGCGCGGCTTGGGTGGCTCTACGTGTGCCTTGGTTACGCGGTATGCGAATACGTCGGCCCAATCAATCGAAATGGCGGAATGCTCAGAAGTGAGGGCCATGGTTGGCCAATAACCTTCAACGGTTGAAAGCTCATGCACCATCACAGGCTTTGGCCCGCCTGCGTGTCGGTGCCATTGCCCATCGTTTACGTCTGGAATATTGCTCATGTCTTAACCTCCCTCATGTGAATAATATCGCCGCCGAACCGGTCAGCGTACTCTTTTGCGCCTGCCTCTGACAGCGCCATCGTCCCGACAATCCAGCGCTCGCCAGCGGGTGCGGCCTCGGCCTCTTTGTACTGCTTCACCACTCTAAACGCCCCCGAATATCCCAGCCATGAAAATTTACGCGCAGCGGCGGTATCGGAGTCGCGTGTCGAATATAACACCTTTACGATGGTGTCAGGGTGGACCGGCATCACGGTCTGATTGTGCCCGTGCCAGTTGCCGTCGTTCACGTCGGGCAGAGGCGGCGTTACGTCTATCTGGGTCATGGCTTCACCCCCCAAAAAGTAAGGAACAACACAAACGCAATCACTACCAGCATTTGAACAATGAAAGACAGTTTGGCTTCTTGGCTCATTTTTACGCTAACAGAATACGGCATTGGAACAGCCATAAACTCAACATACTCAACTCGGATTGAAACCGTGCATTTCTCAGAAAAGGCCCGCCACCGCTTGATCATGGCTTCACCTTTAGGGCTTGGCTGATGTTTCCATTGTTCGCATACAGCCTTTCCGCCCAATCTCCGTCAGCGTGATTAAATCCCACAACAGCCCCTTCGCAAATTATTGACCTTGTAGCCACCAAAGCCGCCTCAAGTTCGGCTATCCGCTCGTCCTTTCGCATCATAGCGTTTTGGTTGAGTATCCGCGCAAACTCCAAGTCCGCTATCCGCGCCAGCGCCGTGTCGTGTATGTCGGTGCGAGTGTATTTGGTTCTGCTAAAACTTGGCAGCTTTACGTTTGTTCCAGCGTGAAATGTTGGCTCTGCCTGTCCATACCAAAATGTCTCGGCCCATATCGCTTCAGGAGCATCGCTCATGGCGTCACCCGTGGCGCGTTGTGGAGGTAGCTCGTGTTGTTGCGCAGCACTGCGTTGATGCTAAGGACGCCCTGAGTACGCAGGGAAAATATAGCAGTGTCCGTCGCGGTCTTTGACACCTGCTTGCGGTACGGCCTCAGCCATCCGCCCTTGGTCGAGTTGTTGAGCCTGAGCATGATGTCGGCCACGAGGCGCGGCTTGCCGTCGGCCATGATAGCCTCGATCGCCTCAATCTGGCATGGCTCTGTGGGTTGTTTTGGCATTTGGTTATCCCTGTTAGTGGCGGTGGTGGGCGGTGGGGCGTTATTAAGCGGCGATGTCTTCCATGCATTCCAAGACTTCGGTTGCCAAGTCTGCGCGGTGTGTCGATATATATTCTGCAACGGTGGCGCGCAAATTGGCGTTAGACTCGCTTAAAACGCGGTAAACGTCGTCATTGCGTAGGGATTCGATGCTGTCTGCTGCAATTTTAATAATCTCAGGCATGTTCTAGTTCCTTTGGCTGCGTTTCTGTTCCTGAGATATGTTTAACGCTCACGCGGTCATTGCGCAAGCGCTAAAATCTCCATGGGGTATAATAATATCAGCGCCCCGCTTAGCCAACACGCCAGACTTGATTAGCAGGATGATATCCTTGCTGATCGTCGTAGCCGATGCACCGACCTCGCGCCCAATATCCGCGTTGGACATGCCCAGCCTGTGCAGCTTAGCGACCTTGGGGCGGCGCGCCTTGGCCTTAGCTGACCGGAGCGGCGCGGATAGCCCCTGATCCTTTGTCACAAGACCCGCCTTGAGCAATGCCGCGAAGTCGTTGCGCACGCTGTGGTAGCTTATCCCCATATGCGTTGCGACGTTCTGGCGGGTTAGACCCTCGTTAATCAGCCGCCGCACCTCGGCCTGGCGCTCAACGATTGCATCTGCCGATGTGTGTTGGCGCTGGGGCTTTTCCCGTGGCTCGTCGTCGTCATGGGCCTCCCATAATGCCGCAAGCATGGCCTTGGCGATGTCGCCTTCAATGCTGGTTGCGTATGTGCGGTTAAGCCTGAACGCGAATGGGATGTCTGGATTGTCTTCGGGTCTCATGGCTTGGTCCCCCCATTGAATGCGGCCATAATGGCGGCGCGGTGGTGTGCGTTGGCCCATGTCACAGCTTTATCATAGCCTTTGATTTGCCGACAAACCACTTTGCCGCCAAGCCTTACGCGCCACGTATCGGTAAGGCACCACGCGATCTGATAATCGTGGCGCTTAGACCCCCAGTAATTATTCCGCCCCTCTTCAAAAACCAGCGGCGCAATCATGTCGGGAAGGGCTGCAAGGATGCGGTCGGCGTAGTCCTCAATGTCAAGATGATCACTTGTTGCAAGTATCTCCGCAATCTTGTCCCGCGCGCTCATGCGACCGCCTCCCTAAGTGGCAACAGCCGCGCCGCCCGGTGCGACCCTGGCACCCGTGTTAGCGCACCCCGTTTTTCCATGCGCTTAATCATCCGGCACACTGCCGAGACGGTCTTGATTTGCATGGCGTGCGCAATCTCTGAGTGCGTCGGCATAACTCCATGCGCGGCGTGATGCGCTTCCATTGCGCGGTAGCAGATAAGTTGGCCTGGTGTTAGCATTGGGGTTCCTTTGGTTGTTGGCGGGGATGGGGCCGAAACCCCACCTTGATTAGCACAAAATAAAGTCTTGCGCTTTGAACTGGTGCCCAAACCAGCGAGGGGCAGGGTTCGACCCTTGCAGGTCGGCAAGGTCGGCCCATTCGGAATTGCCGCGCTCGTCAAAACGCCAAACGCGCGTGGTGCCGTATGGCGTCTGCGCTTGCTCAACCCATGCACCGCCTGCGAGCGTTGAAAACTTGGCAACAATGCCAGCGAAAGAAGAAGAAAGAGCCATGAGAACCTCCAAGGGCTGTGCTGCGGAATTGCAGCTATGTGGCGTTTTGTTGGTCATTGTCTGGGTTCCTTTGGCTGCGTTTGTGTTCCTAAAGTATGTCTAACGCCTACGCCTCCATTGCGCAACAGCTAAATCAACCTAGGGCCGGTCTACTGACATGCTGCTGACATGGGCGGGTCACGAGAACTCACCGCAACCGTTGTGGAAGTCCAGAACCTTTAGAACAAACACCGTTCGCGCATAATGATTAACGACGTCTCTCCCGCGCTCGTTTCTTAAGATAAACTCAGCGTGCCATCCGCCAGAACGAAGCCATGTCCATCCAGTGTTGGCGTCATCGACAAAGACGCGCCCGTCTCGCTTCAGTACAACTCTTTGTGCGTCACTTTTCATTTCCATAGCCTTCCTTGTTTGGTTCGTGCATCGTCTTCGCTCTCGCGTTAACTTGCGCCATAATCTCGGCAGCGGCCTCCGGCGTCACGCGCGGCAACTGTGCAGGCTCTGGGGCGCGCTGTGCGGTGCGGGCGACCTTCGCGCCGCGGGCTTGCTTGAGAATGGCTAGGACGTGCCCAGGGTTTGGCTTCTTGCTCGGGTTTTCGTTCCGCCACTTGCGCAGCCCATAGACCACTTGCTCATGCGACCAGTCTTCCAGCGTGTCGGCCCAGTCTGCGAGTATGCCAGCCTTGATATCTGGGGGGGGCATTCGGTCCCAATATCCGTCAAGCGCCACTTCCACGTCAAAAGCAATCGATTGTCGGTGCGCGGCGAGCTGTTGCGGCGATAGTGATTGCGCGTGTTGTGGCGTCGGCGCGGGAATGCTGCGGAGAATTGCCGCCGGTAGGTTTGTCGGTGCGGTCGTCATAATTGCCCTCCATGAGCTTTGTAAAATTGGTTTGCTTGCTTAGGAAATCAAAGGTTAGCCGGAAATCTCCGCGCTCGCCTCTGAGGAATGACGACGCTTCAGCTTTTCCCAAGGCAATTCCCCAGCCCTCTATGCCGCCGGCGTCCTTTAGCCTGCCCTTAACCGCCGCGCGCCTTGCTGGCGTTAGCTTCTGCACTGACGACCATCCGACCCGCGCAGCAACCGCGTTGTAATCTGAGACAGCCTGAGCAACCTCGTCTATCGCTGGGGGCGCATTTGCCAAGACTACGTTAGTAGTCTCTAATCTTGTTCCTTTGTTCTCTTGTTCCTTTTGTGCGTTAGGGTTGCGTTGGCGTTGCGTTAGGGTTGCGTTAACCTCTGCGTTAGCCTCGCCTTTCGGGTCTTGATATTTCTCATAGTTACAAAGGCTTATCAGGCTTTTGCCGTGCGTTGGCTGTGCGTTAACCATGTGTTCGATTTTGAAGCGCTTGATGGCGGTCCTAACCACCTGATAACCGACCCCGCAAGCCTCAGATATGTGGCGCTCGGACACGCAAACGGACCCGCGCGGCACGTTGACCGTGTGCCCCTTTACGTCGTGCGTGGTGTCTTTCCACACGGCATTGTCGAGCAGCCACAGCCATACAGCCAGCCGCTCAGGCTTGCCTTTGAATAGTGCGTGCGAGGTTATGCCCCGCTTGACTGCAAACCATCCGCTCATATCAACGCCTCAAGCCCACGCTTGCGACCCACCACATTCCACGGCGGATCGTATCTGCGTATATTCCGCGCCTCTACCTTCCGCAAATCTTGCTTTGGGACGCGCAAAAACCATTTTTGAACATAGACATCTAACGCCTCCAATTCTGCAAGAATCGGGTGGCCGGACCATCTTTGAGATAGCCTGGTTGACATGCCAACATATGCAGGCCGAGCGCGAAGATAAAATTCACGCTCAACCAACAAAAAAACGTAAACCGCAGAAAAATCTGCATCAGAATCAAACGCGGATGATGTGTAAGTTTGCGGCGTGCGCCAGCCTTCAGACTCAAGTCCGCATATCAAATCTTGGTAGTCATGAGTTAAAATGTCGTTTTTTATTTCACGTGTAACTACTGGCACGTTTAGCCCTCGTGTTTGGGCAGGCCTTGCGGATGATACGTTTTTGGTGTATCTGTGGCCTGCGTTGTTTGCACTCGCACACTACCCGTCTTTCTGGACAAGTTCAAGGCCCGGAGTTTCAACGCTTCGGGCCTTTGCTATTCCACAGCCTCAGCCCTCACCCGCTTTGCAAATGCGTGTGCCTCGTCGTCAGTGCGGATTATTTCATGGCACCCGCTCCAGCGCCTCAAAAACGCCACCTGTGGGGCCGTCAGCTTTCCTATGGGCGTCTTGACCTCGACTAGGTAGCTGCGCCCCCCATAGCCCACTACAGCGTCACACGGCAGGTCCATAGGCTCGACTGTGAGTCCGTATGCTCGGAGAATGGCGAATATCTCAGGCTCGTTGCCGTCTCGCTTGGCTTTGGCGGGGGGTCTGCGCATTAGAGGTCTAGCCCTGATTGCTGTGGTGCTTCGTGTGCGCCCTGAATCCGCTTAGACGCCAGCGCAAAATAGTCCGCGTCCATCTCGATACCGATAAACGAGCGGCCAAGGTTCTTGCACGCAACGCCTGTGGTTCCGCTGCCCATTGTGAAATCCAGCACGGTTTCGCCTGCGTTGGTGTAGGTGCGGATGAGATATTCCATAAGGGCGACGGGCTTTTGCGTGGGGTGGAGCTTGCCTTTGTCCCTTTTAAACTGCAACACTGTTAATGGGTATCTGTCGCCATTGCTGACTGTTACAGCCCCCGTCTGCGCGCCGTAGTTCTGGCTTTTGGTCGCACCCTGCTTGCAAGTATAGGGCTTAAAGCCCGTCCTCATTTGCGGGTTGTAAGCTGGCAACCTATCGTAAAAAACTAAAATGTTTTCATGGTTTTTTAAAGGCATCTTCCTTGCGTTTAGGTGCCCGGTCCCCATTTCCTTTTGCCATATCCACTCCGTTTTCAATGCCGTAATGTTGGAGGCACCCAATACCTTATCAAAAGGCGATTGAGCCATCAGCACAATAGCACCATTTGGCTTGATGATCCGCCTGAGCTGCGCCCACATCGGCGCGAACGGGATTACCGTATCCCACTTGCACGCCGTCGTGCCGTAGGGAACATCCGCCAGCACCATATCGACCGACCCATCGGGGATATCCGGCATGGCTTGCAGGCAATCCGCGTTGATTAGCTGTCTTTGAACGGTCATAGGTCTAGCCCTTCTTGCGTTGGGGGTGGCGCTGGCTGCGCTTCCGATATGAGCGCCTGGAGGATTGCGATTAGCCATGCGCGGGCGGGGTTAGCGTTGTGGGTTTCCTCGTAAATCTTACCGTCGGTAGGGTGGCCGACAAGGAAATGCCCATCATCGCTGTAATAAGACCACCCCCACCCCGGCAGCACCGCATCATGCAGCGCCTTGGCCTCGTCAATTGAACCTAGAAAAGCGCCTTCTGCAAGTGTCGCATCTTCCCACCCAAAAGCGCCAACGCCCATATGAAAAGGCAACTCCCCCGCCTCAACCTTTGCCAGCAACTCGATTAGTGCGTCTTTACGTTCAGTCATAATGCAATCCGTCCTACAAATTCCGTTGGCCCGTTGGCGTTCTGGTCAAACAGGTACCACGCGCAATTGTCTTTGCCCGTCATTTTGCTGTCAGGTATCCACTTGACGCGACCGACCGAAACCACCTTCCGCAGCCACGGCATGAAGCGCGCGCTTTGCTTTGTGTGCACCCAGTCTGCATCGAACAACAGCCAAGTAGGGCGCATTGACGAAAAATGCTCAATCATCGGGTGCAGTATCTTGCGGTCCCACGGCGGGTTTGTAATTATGCAATCCGCCGATGTCCCAAAGCACGGGTCAAAATTTGCATCAAGCGCATCACGGTCAACGATGAAGTCGGCGCGAGGATTTATGTCATAAGCCTCTTGGCAAGACATCCCAACATACTCAAGATGCTTAACTAGCGCTCCGTCTCCTGCGCACGGCTCAACAAACGCAGTCCCGTATTCAAGGTGCGCCACAAGCGGAATCACCGCTTCAAATGGCGTGGGGTAGAAGTCGCGCTCTACCCGTTCAAAGTTTGAGCGCTTACCCATTTGCAGACCCCCTGCGCAGAATTTCCAGTTTAGTCGCGGCCAGCCCGTCAAAGGTCGAACCCGCCTTGACGCTCTTCGGACCGCTCGTCATTACCGCGCGCCGGTGCTGTGACTGCAACCGGGCGAGGCGCAGACGTAACGCCAGAAACGGCATCACGCTCAGCGCGGATTTCGTCGCGGTGTTCGGGACAGCCCCATTTGTAGCCCTTGTGGGCTTGCGTGCTGTATCGGCCCGGAAGGCGCGTGGCCCAGGTTGTGAATGCGTGGCATATGTGGCAGGCATGGCTC